AGAAGATAATAGCACAGGAACTTACTGTGATAATATTACCATCCTTATGAAAAGACTTTATCTTATTAGGGATTTAGATAAATACAAGATAGTTGAGGATATTGATGAGTATCTAAGAAAATCTATTTCTAAAGAGGAAATAATTCAGTGGGTTAAGGAAGGGAAAATACCTGATGAAAAGTATAAGGAGTTGGCAAAACCATTAGAACCCCTACCGAAAGAATTATATATAGATTACTCTGAAACTAATGATGGAGATGCTTTTGCACAGTTTCACCTAAGAGGAATTTCTCCTGAAGATTATAAAGCCTATAAATCTGGTAAAAAATCATTTAAAGATATTATTATTGGAGTTTCACTTCATTGTGATCTTCGTATGAAATTTAAGAATGGTAAATTTATTCAATGGGTTATATTACAAGACTATATGACAGATTATATAGATATGTTAACTGGGAAAAACGACCCCAAGACTGGTAATGTGAGTAAAGCTCTCATAGTAGTGAAACCTAGTTCAGTAGAGCCATCAAAAAATCCTTATAAAGAATCTGCTACTTCGAGTGGTAAAGAAATGCTTATAGATGAAAAAGGTGCGGAGATAGTAGATAAATATATTATTCATGAAACATCTTTTTGGATAGACCCAGGAAATGTGGGATCTACACCTTATACTTATGCGTATCTGGGAACTATATGGTTAGGAAAAGCAAAAGCATTATTACAAAGAAAGGACGCCCATGAATATATACTAGAACCTCTAAAGTCGATTCCAAGAATAAACCAGGAATTATTCAATGGTAGATTTATTATAAGAGCATTCAAAGATAAGCAGGGTAGACGATGGTGGGGATGGAAGGCTAAAGACAATCCTCTTCCTATGGATAGTATAAAGCACAGCGACTGCGGATACTACTATCCAGTTTATCCTGAGAATATCGAGAAGTTTGGACGAGAGGTATATAGAGACATGAGTAGACGATTGTTTTTAAAGAAATTAAAGTAAGAGATAGTATGTTGGTAATTACAGAAGATAATAAAAAAGAAAGAAACATGAATGGAGTAGGTGAAAAAATTATATTTCTTATTGAAAAACACAAAGAATTAAATGAAATGGAATCAGAGATTCTTAGTCAGTTAAGAAAATAAGAGGGGGAATATGTCAGATATAGAGAAATACATCTCTGACCTCTCGGTATGGAGAGGTGAGACTATCCAAACTTTAAAGAAATTAAACAGGAATCAGGACAATCTTGATAATAGAATTAGAGATATTTCCAATTGCATCACTAATATGAAGGTATCTTATGAAAATCGATTAACTGTATTGGAAACTAAATTTAAAATAATATCAGTAGCATCTCTGATTGCCTTGGGGGGTCTTGTGACGCTTATAGTAGAAATGATAATTAAAGCAATATGAAATTAGAAGACATAAAGGAATTAACAATCAAAGGAGAAAGTGAATATGCTCCAGTGCCAAGTTCAGGTCGTGGTAATAATCCAGAAAAAATATTCCTTAAGGATATATTAGAGAGTATAAAACCTATTGCTATTAAGAAACCATGCATATCTATCGTTGGTTCATTGGCTGTTCATGGTGAATCAGATAATGATGTTGATTTGCTTCTAACAGGTGAATACACAGAACGGGATAAAGAAGCCATACTTTTTAGGATATATCGTATGTTTGCAGACATTCTGAAAGTTCCGTACGATGATGTTTCTAAATACGTTCATATTCACACTAGGGATGCAGACCATCCATATACCTCTTATATTCCTTTGTATGAGATGAGGCTAGAACCCATTACGGATATGGATAAAGTAGAGATGTCTATTCCCATGAAAATAAAAGGAAACTTTGAAGTCATTGCAAAATCAAAGTCCGATAGAGTGATAGCTGGATATGCTAATGTCACGGTATTGGACACCGATAATGATTTTATACCTCCCGAAGCCCTGGAAAAAGGATTAGAAAGTTTATTTGAGGATGAGGGGCACTATGCAAATGTAATGGTAGTTCATAACAATATTCAAGTAGGCAGAATTATACCAGAATATGGAGCTTACAAAACTCACGTGGATAAGAATGGATTATTTATAGTCGTAAAGATTAGAGAGAAACTCAGATATGCGGATTTAGTATGGGAAAAGATATTATCGGGAGAGCTAAACGCCTTCTCTATTGCTGGAGAAGTCATCGAAAAGCATACTGAATGTAATAAAGAAAAATGCTGGAGAGTAATAGATGAAATAAATCTCTATGAAGTTTCAATTTGTAGCTTACCAAAAAATGAATTATCCAGGTTCACTGTAATCTCTAAAAGTGATGAGAAAGAGTCAGATGTTTGTTGTAATGTAAGTATAGAAAAATCGTATAATAATAAGAGTGATGAAATGGAGAATAACGAAACAAATGAGATAGAAGATGTTGAGCTATCTGAATACACAGATTTCGTTAAACAATATAAGAAAGAACATCCAGAAGCCACATTTGAGGAAATAGCAGAGGAATGGAAAAAGAGAAAGAAAGCTGCTAAACCTGAAAAGGAGGAGGAAGAAGACGATGAAAATCCTGAGGAACTCGATGAGACAGAAAAGGAAAATGATAGTGAAGACGTGGAAAAGGGACTGATAGATGTCATAATTAAACAGATTAAGGCTATCATGGATAAGGCGGACGGAGAAGTAAAAGAAGAACTCGCAAAGGTAGTTGATATGCTTGGTGATTTAGGAAGAAAGGGTTATCCGTATCCAATGCCTTCTAAATATCCCTATCCTACAAAATACCCGTATCCCTCAAAATATCCATATCCAAAGAAAACCGAAGACTCAGAAATCAGTCCAGATGAATGGACAGAGATGATAGCTAATGCCCTGGATGATATATATCAGAAAATAGAGGGATTTGCTACAATCGAGGAGAAGAACAAGGAAATCGAAGAACTTAGAAAAGCCATCAATGAACGAGATGATAAAATATCTGCACTTGCAAAGAGAGTAGAGGTTCTTGAGAAGTCAGAAGAGGATTCTTCAACCGTAGTTTCAAAGGAAGAGGAAAATGAAGCGGTGAAGAAAAGCTTGGATGATGTGATAGACATTTATATTGACCCGATTACTGGGGCTGTATCTAAAAAGGAAATGTTTTAAATGATAATGGGTGAAGAAAATGGCTTGGACTGAAATTACAGCTACTCAGGTTTGTGAGCAACAGGCTGGATATGCCTATAGTATATTCACAGCAAGTGGAACTATCTATAGGGGACAGGGAGTTTATATCGTGGATGACAACAAGGTAAAAGTTCCTGCTACAAGTGATACCTGTGGAATAGGAGTTGCAGATAGAGATGCAACTGATGGAGATGAAATCGGAGTTTATGGACCCGGATGCGTGGTAAATACCAGGGTATCTGGTTCTGCTGGAACTCACGTTGGATTGGCAGCTGGAGGAGTGTGGAGTACTGCAAATACCACTTCTAAAACGGCAGTTATCGTGGATGGTGCAACTGGAGCAGCTAGCGGAGAAGGTAAAATCCTAATTCTGTAATTCAGTAATTTAATCTTCTTTCTGTATGTAAATATGTAATAGTAATAAATAATGAGGAATATGAAAGGAAGTCTTAGTGCAAGGATAAGATTCTACCAGGCTCCTAATGAGGAGAAGGAGAAGTTACTGAAAGATGAAAGATTTCTGGAAAAGGCAAGGATAAGCAGGGAAAGGGCAATGCTCATAGGAGAAGACCTTGAGGGAAGTTCCCATGTTCTCGTAAGAGAGGAAGTTTACAATAAGGTGATAGCTGGAGCTGAGCCTACAAAAGTATGGAGGGATATTCTTCCAGTAGTGAATGTTCCTAACTCATTCTCATTGAGAGTGCCAAAAGGTTCAGCTGGAAGATATGCTCCGAAGGTTCCAGAGGGAACTCAGATACCAGAAAGGTCACAGAGTTATGACAAAGTAGATATAACCATCGAAAAATACGGAGAGCAACCAAACATCACTGAGGAAATGATAAGGATGTCTCTGTTTGACATCGTTGAACTCGAACTTATGAAGGCAGGTGCATCTCTCGAAAACAGATTGAACAGAGAAGCCCTTAAGACTATATTAGCAAACTGTACGGATATTACACCATTGACTTTGACAGGTCATATTACCGTAGCAGATTTAGCAGCTGCTAGGTCTAGGGTACTAAAGCAGAATCATATGCCAGATACTGTAGTTCTTCATCCTACAGCAGAAGGCTACTTGCTTCAGGATAGTAATCTCGTATACGTAGCATATGCTGGACAGGGCAAGACATTAGAGACAGGACAGATTCCCAAGCTCTTGGGAATGATACCTTATACATGCACTGCAACTGATGATGATACAAATCCCACTTGGGATGATACCACAGCCGATAGTGATGTAACTGCACTGGTATTAGACAGCAAATCTC